ACGCCTCAACCAACTCCTCTAAGCATCTTTTCCTCTATGAGCACTTAGAGCACATTTGGACCTACAAGCAATCCATTCACGATGATCAAGAAACCTCAGGAAGCTGAAGATCCTAGCTTATGACCTGGAATTGTTGTAACTTCAGCCTCCACTCTGGATAGAAACGCCAACATTTTTGTGCCAAAAACACAACAATCGCCTCCTGTACCCAAGGAGAGACCCATTGCTATGTGAGCAGGATCCAAGCAATCAACAGGCGGTTGAGAAAATGAAAGCACTGAAGCTCTGCGCTCAATGGAAAATCCATTACACTTTGGCACCTCTGCACCTGAAATCTGGAACTTACCAAGAGTTGAGAAGACGCGCATTAGCAAGCCTATTTGAATGGGACTTAAAGGCAAGAACTAAGGATTCTTAGCAAAGCATTGGAAGACCATAGTGATGATCTTAGTCATGCTCTGGCAAAGAAGAAGACTCATATATTTTGTTGCTCAACTCATTAATCCAGGAGCTACAGTATCATAAAAAGCCTCTCACTGCCTATCTGCACTTGTTGAACAACCATAAATCAGAGCCAGCCCAATGCTTAACATGTTGGACTCTATCAAGGTGGTTGACAAATTGATGCCTATGTCCCCGGGAACAAAGCAGGATCTAATAGACTCCATTGCGTTAGATTAAAGAGAATTCATTAGACAAAATAGAGCAACATCCTTTGTACCAGATACTGCAGCACTCATTCATTGAGTTGCTCTAGACTGCAAGGAGGCATCCAAGGAAACTTTCAATCAATGGCTGAACTGGGCTAAGAACCGAAGAATGGGCATGTATGAGGAGATTAAGACATTAGACTTTATTGTCCATCCTGACTAGGAGATTAGAATGAACAAGGAGGGAGAGACTATCCTGCCAATGTGCAAGTCTTTCTCAGGCACTGTGATAGAAGATAATGGTGCTTTGACATACTAGTCATGACAGCTGATTACAAGAATGCTCAAGGGCATTGTTCACCATGAGTTCATAGTTTACTCGGGAGACAAATATGCTGTAATCAAAAGCGCTTAAAACGCATTGGTCATAAATAAGAAGTATTTCCCGTTTGTTCAAGTTTCAATGATGGGTCTGAACATTGAAGAGAATTTCCCATCTTGGGGTGCCTTTGAAAGCAAGAAAAGTGTAGACATTAGATAACTGCTATTCCCCGGAGTAGAGTCTTCATACGAAGATTGCTGAGCTATGTACCCTGAGTACTTCACGCCCCTACC